ATTCGTGACTTTGACCGCGACCACCCGTGGCTGAAGAACCTCAAGATTGTGGACAGCGTGGCAGACCCTGCTATATGGGACAGCTCCCGAGGCGAAAGCATAGCAGAGACGGCTGAACACTATGGGATATACTTCTCTCCCGGTGATCACGAGCGCATACCCGGTTGGATGCAGGTGCATTACAGATTGCAGTTTGACGAGAACGGATACCCGCGTATGTATGTGTTCAATAACTGCAAGGCATTTATCCGCACGATGCCGCTGATGATGTACTCGGAGACAAGGCCCGAGGACATTGACACGACGCTTGAGGACCATTGCCCCGACGAGGTGCGGTATATGTGTATGTCACGCCCGATATCCCCGATCATACCGAAGGAGCAAAAGCCTATCGTATCTGACCCGCTGAATCAGTTTACGCAATTACGACGTTATTAAGAGAGGAGATCCCCACATGATAATCGAACATAAGCCCGATACCGCCCAGCAAGTTACCGGCAAGTTACCGGCAAGTTACCAAACGCAGCAGCCTATGGCGAGTGCGCAAGCGGTGATCGGTGCGGAGCAGGTCAAGGAGTTCATGCACATTCTGCAAGAATACAAGAGCGGCAAGGCCAACACGGAACGGCGCATCTTGGAATCCGAGCGTTGGTGGAAGCTCCGCAATTCCGAGGTTGAGCAGGAACAGACCAACATCGGCAAGGACGGCGACTATAAGAGCGTTTCGGGCTGGCTGCACAACGTAATCGTCAGCAAGCACGCCGACGCTATGGACGCATTTCCCGAGCCTAACATCTTGCCTCGTGAGGAAGGTGACAGGAGCGAGGCGCGTATGCTGTCCTCCATTGTGCCTTGTATTCTTGAACAGAACCACTTTGAAAGCACCTATTCCGACGCCATGTGGCAGAAGATCAAGACGGGCACGGGCGTATATAAGATCATTTGGGACAAGTCCAAGCTTAACGGACTTGGAGATATTGCCGTCGAGCGCGTCAATCTGCTGAACATCTATTGGGAGCCGGGCGTAACCGACATTCAAAAGAGCCGCTATTTCTTCCATACCGAGCTTTGGGACAAGGACATTTTGGAGCAGAAATACCCCGAGCTTGCGGGTAAGCTAAAAGGTCAGTCCTTTATGAGCACCAAGTTCCTTTACGACGATCACGTGAATACCGAGAACAAGCACACGGTCATTGACGTGTACTATCACAAGTATATCGGTGGCAAGAACACCTTGCAGTACTGTAAGTTCGTGGGTGATGTCGTCATATATGCGACCGAGAACGACGTGCAGCGACCCACGAAGCCTGCTGTTGATCCTATTACGGGTCAACCTATTGTCGTGGAAGCCGGTCCTTCCGTCGCAGAGCGCGGCTTGTACGATCACGGCTTGTACCCTTACGTGTTCGATGCTCTGTACCCTATTGAGGGTTCTCCTTGCGGTTACGGCTACGTTGATCTGTGCCGCAGCCCGCAGACCACCATTGACATTCTCAACACGAGCTTTGTCAAGAATGCACAGGTAGGTGCTGCGCCTCGTTACTTCTCGCGCGGTGACGGTGCGATCAATGAGGAAGAGTTCCTTGATCTGTCAAAGCCTATCGTGCACGTTGCAGGCAGCACGGACGAAAACTCACTCCGCGTCATTCAGCATAATTCGCTCGACGGAAACTACATCAACGTGTATGACAGAGCCGTGCAGGAGCTGCGCGAAACGTCGGGCAATACCGAGACGAGCACGGGCAACGTTAGTTCGGGCGTCACGGCTGCTTCCGCTATTGCTGCTTTGCAGGAAGCAAGCGGCAAGGGCAGTAAGGACAGCACGCGCTCCGCATATCGCGCATACGGTAAGATCATTGAGCTGTGCATCGAATTGATACGCCAGTTCTACGATATGCCACGTCAGTTCCGTATTCTCGGCCAGTACGGCGCAGAGCAGTATGTAAGCTACACCAACGCGGGCATTCAGCAGCAGGCGCAAGGCAGCGCATTCGGTCAAGATCAGGGCTTCAGACTTCCCGTGTTCGATATTAAGGTATCGGCGCAGAAGAAGAACGTATATACCAAGGTCACGCAGAACGAGCTTGCTTTGCAGTTCTTCAAGATGGGCTTTTTCAATCCGCAGATGACCGATCAGACGCTTATGTGCCTTGATATGATGGAATTTGACGGCAAGGACGGCATCATGCAGAAGGTGGCGCAGAACGGCACGATGTATCAGAAGCTGCTGCAATATATGCAGCTTGCGCTCGTTATGGCGCAGAAGATAGATCCCGCGTCGGCAGAAGGCATTGCACAGGACATTATGATGACAACGGGTGGCGGCGGTGCTCCCGCTTCGGGCGGCACGGCAAGCCTTATGCAGAGTGACCATATTGCTGGCAACGGCAAAAAGGAAACCAAGGGCGTGCAGAATGCAAGAGCCCGCTCCAATCAGGCATCACAGCCAAGTTGAAAGAGGTGAGAACATATGATTAAGGCAGTCTATGACAGAAAAGAAAATAAGATCACGGTGGAGGGACACGCTTACAGCGGTGAGCCCGGTCACGATCTGATTTGCGCGGCTGCTTCCGTGCTGATCTACACCATCGCGGCGTCCGTGAACGGTATGCAGCAGAACGGACACGCTACCAACGCCATTATCAATCTTGAAATCGGCAACGGTACTGTTGGCTGTGAAGCACTCGAACAGTACAAGGGTGCTATCACGCTGATCTTTGATTCGATCTGTGCAGGATATGAGCTGTTGGCGGCGAATTATCCCGATAACGTCAGCTACACCATCAACGAATAAGGTATATACGCCGCAAGGCTATGTATAGGGACTCACCGCCCCGAAAGCGGTAGATTATATCGGAGGATTTACTCATGAAAAACCAATTTTGGCTGAACCTACAGCTTTTTGCCGGTGAAGGAGCCGGTGACGGAGGCGGAGAGGGAGCAGCCACCACGGGCGATAATGCGACTGTTGACGCCGAACAGAGGCTTCGGGATTTGGGTGTTCCCGAAGATAAGATTCGCAGACGGGCGAACAGAACCGCCGCAAAACCTACCGCAAGCACGGCAAGCACCGCGCCCAAGGCAAACGATGCGGCAGAACCTAAGACGCAGGCCGCCGCTGCTACGGAAGCACCTACGGAAGAAACTAACGCCAATGCCCCACGTCGTATGAGTTGGGACGAGATCATGGCAGACCCCGAGTACAACAAGAATATGCAATCTGTTGTGCAGTCTCGCCTGAAAACTGCCAAGGGAGCAGAAGAAAAGCTCGGCAAGATCACGCCTTCGCTTGAGCTCCTTGCAAGAAAATACGGTCTTGACCCCGCAAACATTGATTACGACGCACTCGCCAAGAAGATCAACGACGACGACGGCTACTACGAGGACAAAGCCCTTTCTATGGGCGTATCGGTAGAAACCGCCAAGAAGATCGACCAACAGGAGCGCGACACGGCACGCACGAAGCGCGAGGAAGCGAGAACCATTGAAGATCAGAGACTGAGAACACATTTTGACAAGATCACCCGAGAGGGCGAGGCTCTGAAAAAGGTGTTCCCTAAATTCGATCTTAGGAAAGAGCTTCAAAACCCCGCGTTTGCTCGAATGACCTCTCCTAACGTCGGTATCAGCGTTGAGGACGCATATTATGCCGTACACAGAAACGAGATCCAAGCAGCCGCTATGCAGGCAACAGCGCAGAGAACAGCGCAACATATCTCCCAATCTATTCAGGCAGGCAGCAGACGTCCCGACGAGGCAGGCGCATCAGGTCAAGCACCTTCCGTGACCACATTCGACTACAGTAAAGCGAGCCCCGAGCAGAGAGCAGCCTTTAAGAAGGATCTCCTCGAAAGAATGGCTCGTGGGGAGAAAGTGTATCCCGGAAAACGATAACCGCGCGTACATTTCTCCTCGAAAAAACAATTATTTTTGGAAGGAGAAATATCCATGAAGAATTTCATTATGTTCATTTTGAACCTTCAGCTGTTTGCTGACGCTGGTACTCTTGTCAATGCGACCGGCTCTTACGTTAACGCATACGACGGTAATACTACCGCGTTTGACGCTACCAACACCATGAACGGTGAGCTCAAGACGTTCTATGACACCGAGCTGCTTGAAAACGCTCGCGTCGAGATGTTCTATGCACAGTTCGCCAAGAAGCAGAAGCTTCCCAAGAATCACGGCAAGACCGTGGAGTGGAGAAAGTGGAACACCTTTGCAAAGGCTTCCAAGCTTCAGGAAGGTGTTATTCCCACCGGTCAGAAGTTCGGTATGAGCTCCAAGACCGGCTCTATCGATCAGTACGGTACTTACGCTGCCGTGACCGACATTCTCGAGCTGCGCGCATACGACGACGTTATCCTTGGTGCTACCGAGGAAATGGGCGCATCTGCGGCAGAGACGCAGGAAACGCTGATCCGTGACGCTCTGCTCGTCAACACCAACGTTCTGTACTGCGATAACATCACTCTCGCTACCGGTGCTGTTGCAGGCACTCCTACCGCTCCCGGTGAAATGGAAGCGTCCGCTACCGTCATGAGTGCGTTCACTCCCGATATGGTAGCAAAGGCAGTTACCATCATGAAGAAGAACCGCGTTCCTACCATCAACGGCAAGTACTACTGCGTGATCACTCCCTCCGTTGCATACGATCTGCGCAAGTCCGAGGCATGGATTGAGGCGCACAAGTACGCAAAGCCCGAGGAGATCTTCAACGGTGAGATCGGTGAGCTGCACGGCTGCCGCTTCATTGAGGACGTATTCGCGCCTATCATGAAGGGTGATTATACCAACAAGGCAGGCGGCGCAACCTACGCCAACTATATGTTCGGCAAGGACGGCTTCGGCATCATTGACCCCGACGGCGGTGCACTTGAAATGATCGTAAAGGACAAGTCTCAGGTAGGCGGTCCTCTCAATCAGTTCAGCACCATTGGCTACAAGTTCGAGACCAACGGCGCGACCATGCTCTATGCGGAGCGCGTACTCCGTATCATGAGCTGCTCGAGCTACAGCGCAACTGACGATCCTAACTAATATTTCAAAGGGGGGCGAGGTTTTATAAGCCCCGCCCCCTTACAATTTTACAAGGAGGCTTAATATGGCAACCAACAAGAAAGAAAATCCCGTCGAGGAAACCACCAATAATCCCGTCGAGGAAACCACCAAGAAAGACGACCGCGTTGAGGTATATATCCCGAGAGGCGCGGCCAACGACGAGCCTAATTTCTTCGTCGGAGTGAATGGTGTAAACTACATTCTTCCGAGAGGCAAGACATCTTTGGTGCCGCCCCACATTAAGGCAGAGATTGACAGATCTTTGGCGGCACAGAATATTATGGACGAGCGAGTTGACGAGCTTCTCCAAAAGGCAAATCAGCCATTGCCCGGAGCGTCCACATAACATTGGGGGCGTTTGCCCCCTTTTTTGATAGGAGGATACTACAATGACAATCATCGAGGCTATCACTCGCGTAGATACCGTTAAGCCGAACACTTACTCGCAAACCGAGAAAATCAAGTGGCTGTCGGAGCTTGACGGCATTATTAAGGCAGAGATCATTGATACGCACGAGGGAGGCGAGAACGTTGCTTTTTCCGGATATACGACAGAAACAGATCCTAACACAAAGCTTCTTGTGCCCGCGCCTTACGACGAGGTGTATGTCCGCTACCTTGAAATGCAGATCGATTATGCCAACAACGAGTACGGCAAGTACAACAACAGCATGGTGATGTATAACTCTGTGTACACCGCCTTTGAAAAACACTACAACAGAGACCATATGCCGATCAGTCGCGGAAGCAGATTTATCTTTTGACGGGAGGAATGATCATGAAATACCCTTTTTTGTCTGAACTTCAGGCATCAAGAAAAATGATTGACGTGTTCCGTGGATATAATCACAATCTCCGCATCGGTGACGGCGAGTTTTACGATATGACAAACTTGACTTCTGCCGATTATCCCGTTCTCTCTCCCCGCCCTGCGCGTGGCGTCTTTGCAGTACCGAGCGTTGTGCAAGGCATGATCACGAAGGATTCGCTATGCTACGTGGACGGCGGCGACTTTATTATTGGCGAAGATCGAATTTCTATGGGACTTACCGTTGACAAGGACGCCGGCGGCAAGGTTATCCCCAAAACTTTGATTTCTATGGGTGCATACGTCATTATTATGCCCGATAAAAAATACATCAATACCGCCGACCATACGGACAACGGCAGCATTGAGGCGACCGTGACCACAAAATCCACCGTGACGATCTCGCTATGCAAGATTGACGGTGAGACATACGGCAATATGGCTATTCAATCGACAGCACCGACCAATCCCCAAAATATGGCCTTGTGGCTTGATACCTCGACCATTCCCAACGCTTTGAAGCAGTATTCCGCTACGAGTGCTATGTGGATCAGCATTGCTTCAACCTACGTGAAAATATCCGCCTCAGGTATTGGCATTCCTTTTTCCGAGGGCGACGGCGTTACGATCTCGGGCATAGAGGACGTAGCTCTTGCCGATCTGAACAGCTCTATGGTGATACAGGCGCGAGGCGACGGCTATATCGTGGTTACAGGTATTATCGACCAAGTGGTCACGCAGGAAGCAGCCGTTACGGTAAAGCGACATATGCCGAATATGGACTTTATCATAGAGTCGGAAAACCGCCTTTGGGGCTGCCGCTACGGCGACGACGTGAACGGCAATATGGTAAACGAGATCTACGCTTGCAAGCTTGGCGACTTTAAGAATTGGAATTGCTTTGCGGGCATTTCCACCGACTCTTACGCTGTGACCGTTGGTACGGACGGACCGTTTACGGGTGCTATTGCTCACCTTGGCTACCCGCTTTTCTTTAAGGAAGGCTGCGTGCACAAGGTATACGGCAACTACCCCGCAAACTATCAGATACTCACAACGGCTTGCAGAGGCGTACAAAGCGGCTGTTCGCGCAGCCTTGCCATTGTAAATGAAACCTTGTATTACAAGGCTCGTTCGGCGGTATGCGCTTACGACGGCTCGCTCCCCGTGGAAATCTCTTCCGCGCTCGGTGACGTATCGTACAGCAATGCG